TTAATCCGCCATAGCTCAGTTGGTAGTAGCGCATGACTGTTAATCATGATGTCGTAGGTTCGAGTCCTACTGGCGGAGTAGTTTAGTTAAGAGGTTTAGACCTTCTTTTTTGTTATGTAATAATAATCTATTTCGTGTTATAGTAAAATGAACCAAAAATAGTACACAATGTGGTATAATCTTTTTATGGCATAGTCAATAGATTTTCGTAAAAAAGTTCTCTCTTATTGTGAGCGAACAGGTAGTATAACAGAAGCATCACACGTTTTCCAAATCTCACGTAATACCATTTATGGCTGGTTAAAGCTAAAAGAGAAAACAGGAGAGCTAAACCACCAAGTAAAAGGAACAAAACCAAGAAAAGTTGATAGAGATAGACTTAAAAACTATCTTACTGACAATCCAGATGCTTATTTGACTGAAATAGCTTCTGAATTTGGCTGTCATCCAACTACCATCCACTATGCGCTCAAAGCTATGGGCTACACTCGAAAAAAAGAACCACACCTACTATGAACAAGACCCAGAAAAAGTAGCCTTATTTCTTAAGAATTTTAATAGTTTAAAGCACCTAGCACCTGTTTAGATTGATGAAACAGGATTCGATACTTATTTTTATCGAGAATATGGTCGCTCATTAAAAGGTCAGTTAAGAAGAGGCAAAGTATCTGGAAGAAGATATCAGAGGATTTCTTTGGTTGCAGGTCTAACAAATGAATGGTGAGTTAATCGCTCCAATGACTTACGAAGAGACGATGACGAGCGACTTTTTTGAAGCTTGGTTTCAGAAGTTTCTCTTACCAACATTAACCACACCATCGGTTATTATTATGGATAATGCAAGATTCCATAGAATGGGGAAGTTAGAACTTTTATGCGAAGAGTTTGGGCATAAACTTTTACCTCTTCCTCCCTACTCACCTGAGTACAATCCTATTGAGAAAACATGGGCTCATATCAAAAAGCACCTCAAAAAGGTATTACCAAGTTGCAATACCTTTTACGAGGCTCTTTTGTCTTGTTCTTGTTTCAATTGACTATATTAGAGGCGAGACATTTTTCGGCTCTTTGTCAACTGTAGTGGGTTGAAGAAAAGCTAAGCTTGAGAAAGGACAAATTTCGTCCTTTCTTTTTTGAAGTTTTCAAAGTTCCTAAAACCAAAGGCATTGTACTTGATAAGTTTGATGAGATTATTGGTGGCTTCCAGTTTGGCGTTGGAATAAGGTAATTGAAGGCCGTTGACGATTTTTTCTTTATCTTTGAGGAAGGTTTTAAACAGAGTCTGAAAAAGAGGTGGAAAAGCAAGAGCTGATAGAGATTATAGTGGTGTTTCAAGTCTTCGGAATAGCTCAAAAGTTTATCTAGAATTTCTTTATTAGTCAAGTGCATACGAAAAGTAGGGCGATAAAATCGTTTATCACTCAGTTTCTGACTATCTTGTTGAATGAGCTTTCAGTATCGCTTGATAGCCTTGTATTCATGGGATTTCGGATGATGGCTTGTGTTCTGCTCTCAAGAACAGTTATGATATTGAGCTTATCAAAGTCTTGAGCAATAAAGCTCATCTCCATCTCCCGATTGAAACAGTCACTCCCCGGACTGTTTCAACGTCCTAGGACATAATCTCAGGAAGACGCGAAAAATCATGCTCAAAGTGAAAATCATTGATCTTGCGAATGACAGTTGAAGTTGAAATAGACAACTGATGATCAATGTCGGTCATAGAAGTCTTTTTAATTAGCTTCTGAGCAATCTTTTGGTTGATGATACAAGGAATTTGATGATTCTTCTTGACGATAGAAGTTTCAGCGACCCTCATTTTTGAACAGTGATAGCACTTGAAATGACGCTTTCTAAGGAGAATTCTAGTTTGAATTTTTTATACTAGAAAATCAGAACCATAATACCTATATAAAAATATTATAGTTCTAATAGGATTTACCCAAAAGTTTTAAGGCGGTCTTTTTAGAACTTTAATCGTTTGAAATTTAGGTAGCAAATTTGTTTCTATTCTGTCAACTTTTCCTATTTTTATCTTGTTGAGCCTGGTATTTTAACAATTCAGGAATTGATAGTGAATGTGTAAAATTTTTTGTTAGAATAAGTTTATAAAAAAGAAAAGGAGTATTTGATTATGTTACAAAAAATTTATGAGCAGATGGCTAATTTCTATGATAGTATTGAAGAAGAGTATGGTCCTACATTTGGTGATAATTTTGACTGGGAACATGTTCATTTTAAATTTTTAATTTATTATTTAGTGAGATATGGCATTGGTTGTCGTAGGGATTTTATCGTTTACCATTATCGTGTTGCTTATCGTTTGTATCTTGAAAAATTGGTAATGAATCGGGGTTTTATTTCTTGTTGAGGTAATTTTAGTAAATTTCCGAACTAATTTACTCTTTTATGGAAAGATGATAGTAAATAGCTAGTAATTTTTCTAAATCATTTTTTAATAGTTGGAAATAGCAAATCTTTCTATTGTTTCTTCTTGATAAAAAGGCGATTTTTTATTATAATAAATTGTAAGATATAATTGCAGGTGAGAGTCCTGCCATGTATGTGAGAAAGGAAGAGCCTGAGGGCTCAGACAAGATTATGACTTCAGTTGTTGTTGTAGGTACCCAATGGGGTGATGAAGGTAAAGGGAAGATTACAGACTTCCTTTCAGCGAATGCAGAAGTGATTGCACGTTACCAAGGTGGTGATAATGCTGGTCACACGATTGTGATTGACGGTAAGAAATTTAAGTTGCACTTGATTCCATCTGGGATTTTCTTCCCTGAAAAAATATCTGTCATTGGGAATGGTATGGTTGTAAATCCTAAATCTCTTGTAAAAGAGTTGAGCTATCTTCATGAGGAAGGTGTAACAACTGATAACTTGCGTATTTCTGATCGTGCGCATGTTATTTTGCCTTATCATATCGAGTTGGATCGCTTGCAAGAAGAAGCTAAGGGCGACAATAAGATTGGTACGACAATTAAGGGAATTGGTCCAGCTTATATGGACAAGGCTGCTCGTGTTGGAATTCGTATTGCAGATCTTTTAGATAAAGATATTTTCCGTGAGCGTTTAGAACGTAACCTTGCTGAAAAGAATCGTCTTTTTGAAAAATTGTATGACAGTAAAGCGATTGTTTTCGATGATATTTTTGAAGAATATTACGAATATGGTCAACAAATCAAGAAATACGTGATAGATACATCTGTTATCTTGAATGATGCGCTTGATAATGGCAAACGTGTGCTTTTTGAAGGTGCACAAGGTGTTATGCTAGATATCGACCAAGGTACTTATCCATTTGTTACGTCATCAAACCCTGTAGCTGGTGGTGTGACAATTGGTTCTGGTGTCGGTCCAAGCAAGATTGACAAGGTTGTAGGTGTATGTAAAGCTTATACGAGTCGTGTAGGAGATGGTCCTTTCCCAACTGAGTTGTTTGATGAAGTGGGAGAACGTATCCGTGAAGTGGGTCATGAGTATGGTACAACAACTGGTCGTCCACGTCGTGTAGGTTGGTTTGACTCAGTTGTGATGCGTCATAGCCGTCGTGTTTCTGGTATTACTAACCTTTCTTTGAACTCTATTGATGTTTTGAGCGGTTTGGATACTGTGAAAATCTGTGTGGCCTATGATCTTGACGGTCAACGTATTGACTACTATCCAGCTAGTCTTGAGCAATTGAAACGTTGCAAGCCTATCTATGAAGAGTTGCCAGGTTGGTCAGAAGATATTACCGGAGTTCGCAATTTGGAAGATCTTCCTGAGAATGCGCGTAACTATGTTCGTCGTGTGAGTGAATTGGTTGGCGTTCGTATTTCTACTTTCTCAGTAGGTCCTGGTCGTGAACAAACAAATATTTTAGAAAGTGTTTGGTCCTAAGAGATTTTTAAGATTTGTTTAAGATAGGTCGGGTATACTATAGACGGTTACAAGAAGACCTCCTAACTTGTTGTAACAAATATCCTAAACTTTTCTTTTTCATAATAATCTCCCTTAACTCCACCCAATCAGGTGGAGTTTTTTAGCTCTATTTCAGGCTTTTGGGGACTATTCTAAAAATAATTTTTCGATATTTTTCGGTATTTTTCGGATTTTGGTCGGGGAATTGGCGGGGACTTTTTTAGCGAATATGACTAAGAAATAGGTCTGTTGTCGCTTCAGCAAGTTCGTCCTCTACTTGATTGTAACGATCCGTCATATAAACCTTTGTATGCCCCAGCGCCTGGCTTAATTGTTCAAGCGGAACCCCTGCAATAATGCTTTGAGTCGTGAAGAAGTGGCGCATCATGTGAGGTGTTACATGCAATCCTGTTGCTTCATTCACTAGATTGAAGTTTCTATTTAGCTGATTTGGATTGATGAGACCACCTTTCTCGTTGATAGTTATATAATCCTTGTGCTGTTCCTTGATAATTCCTAACTTTCGCTTAATCTTAGAAGCTTCAGCTATCAGATAATAGATCAGGTCTGTTCCGATATCATCAAGGCAGACATATCGCTCTGAATCCTTCGTTTTAAGCCCTCCTTTCCCTTTTAAGGTCTGGTTGCTTCGACTGTCTCTAAGATGCAGTATAGCCCGTCCGCTGTCGTTCTGAGTGATGTCCATTGGACGCAATCCAAAGACTTCTCCTCTTCTCAATCCAAAAATTGTCAGATAGGTCAGAGCGTAGAATTGTTTTGGCATAATCTCTTCTGCCTTTGCTATCCAAGTCTTGAACTCTTTGAGAGTCACTTTCTTGTTTGCAGCAGGGATATCACTCTGGCCGATGAAAACACCTTTCAAGCGATTTGAGAGCAGATTACCATTTTTCACGGCATCATTCAGCAATGCCATGAAGCTGGAATTGAGGGTTTGGACAGTGTATCTAGTATGGTTCTGCAACTTTTCAGCGATAAAGAGTTCATACTCATTTCTATCTAGGTTTTTAAGCAAGACAGAACCAAACTTTGGCTTGATATGGTTCTTATAGAGATTGTCATTGAGGTAGTAGGAAGTGTCATTCCAGCGCCCTGTTGACAATCTCTTTTCAGAATAGATATCCCAATACTGATCAAGCGTTAGATTCGTATTGATACCCAGTTCTTGTTCTTGTATTTGTTGCTCAATCTCTGTCAAGGCTGCACGAGCTTGAGGGAGAGTTGTGAAACCACTTTTACTTTTTTCTCTTTTTTTACCTCGGAAGAAAAAAGAACGTCTGACATAGTAACGCTTGCCTTTAGCAGTCTCATAGTAATAGATATTTGGGTATTTTGTTTTATTATATTTCATTGTATTCTCCTTGTTTATCAGCTTCTGGACAAGGTCTAAACATTGAGAATATTGACATCACCCCTTTCATGGTGTAAAATAGAGTATAGAAAAGAGGCCTTTTTAATGGCTGATTTTTTATAAGGGTGGGCTTCACAATCAAACTTTGGCGAGGGAGATTGTGGAGCTTTTTTGTTATTTTTTGTTAATTACTCCTCAAGCAATCTTATAAAATCATTTTCTGTCATGATTTCAATATCTTGACCTTTTTCTAACAAGGTTTGTGCTTTTTTCATTTTACTACTTAACCCATCTGTACCGACTACTCTCCAATCTTGTTCTCCTACAACTAAGATATTAGTGTGTTTAGTCACTCCTTTTTCAGGAATACCACCAACTAATGCAGTAGCTTTGTTAGCTTCTTTTCTAGTCATTCGCTCGAGTTTTCCAGTAAAGCAAAAGTACAAACCGTAAAAGTAATGGTCTGGGTTCATTGCTGCCTTTTCTTCTTCTGTTGGCTGATAGATAAGATTTTCTTTGTACTGATAACTTTTTTCCTTTTAAATCCATACTGACCAAGTAAGCCAGTTTTATTGTAGCTATATTCTTTTAAAAAAGCGTTGAGGTCGGAAAATGAATTAGTAGATAATAAGTATTCTAAAATCAATCCGCTTGCTCGTGCATCTGATAAAGCGTTGTGGTGGTCTAGCTCAATATTCAAATTTTTAGCTAGTCTTTTTAGTTTGTAATTCAATTGTCCAGGGAGAGCGATCTTGGCTAATCGATACGAACAAATATATTCTATATTATCAAAATCCAGCTCATATTTTTGGTATACATCTTTAAGAGCACCCATATCAAACTGTGCAAAGTGGGCTACAACTATATCAGAACCAATAAAATCAACAATCGCCTTTCTCACCTCTGGGAATGTAGGTGAATCAAGAACATCTTCAGGTGTAATGCCATGGATGAAAATATTGAAATCATCAAACTCTTCTTCTGGATTGATTAAAGTGTAAAAAGCATCAACAATATTTCCATCTTTAAATTTTACTAATCCGATAGAACAAACACTACCGCGAAAGTCATTCGCAGTTTCAACATCTAAAGCAACATACGAGTAAGACATATGAGTCTCCTTTCACTCCATCAATGCAAAGTATTCCTCTTTTACCATGACTTCATTCGTCATGGTTTTTAGATTGTAGTAGGACATGAATTTGAGGTAATCAAACTCTGTGGGGTCGTCTAAGCTTTCTATCGCGTCTTTTACGAGATGATGGATCATATTCCTATCAGCTTCGTTTTCACAGCGTAGGCGAGCGTTCTGGTACTCTGAGCGTGTGTGGTCTTTGTGTCCAAGTTCATGCAGTAGTACTTTAACTCTCTCTTTCTTGCTGAGTTTGTTAGACAAGAAAGCTGTATTGGTTTCTTTTTCGTAAAATCCAAGTTCATCAGGCATCAAATCTCCATCAAAATCGATAATACGAATCTGAAAATGACTTATAATTTCTTTTTCAGTCACTAAGCAGTACCTCTAATCACCAGCTTCTTTGAGATAACCTTCAATGATAGACTGGATGATTTTCTTCTTTTCATCTGTTAATTCTCGACCGCCAAACATCATGACATTAGATGCCATTTCTTCAACGTTTAGAGTCTTACCTTCCCATTTGTAGTCATTACTACCAGCGATTGTTGGGTTATCCGTGCGACCAAGTAAATAATCTGTGGACACGTTGAAGTAGTCAGCAATCATTGAAACTCGTTCAACATTTGGTGTGGATTTCTTCATGTTATAAATTGTATTTCTGCTAAAACCTAGTTTTTCTTCAAGTTTATTTAATGAAATACCTTGTTTGTCAGCCAATTCTTTTATTTTTTCAAATGTGAAAAACATTGATACATCAACCTTTCTAAGGCATGACAAAAAATATTTAATAAATTTACTACAAAACTGTTGACAAAGTTTAATAAATTTACTACAATAGTTTTTGTAAGCTAAAGAGTTAGCGAACAAGACAACTAAAAAATAAAGCCTAATGAAACCGATTGGCGTCCGTTTTCTAGGTATAACCTTACTTTTTAGTAGGTCTTTTCTCTATGTTTTGATTTTAATAAATTTATTTATCAATGTCAAGAAATTCGCTAACTTTTTAGATAATTTTTTAAAAGGAGGTGAGGAAATGAGACCAAGACGATATCCGTATAGTGGGAAAAAAGAGTCTACCCTCGTAAAGGCAGACCCTGAATTAGTAGAAAAAATTCTAAGAAACACTAGTTTTCTTGAGCATTTACAAGTTCTGTTAGCAACGAAACCGTAGTTTCTGTACTGAGTTTATGAGCGACAAGGACGCTATTAAGAATAGCCTTTCTAATTTCCATGTCGATTGGGTATTCTTTAAATACCTCATCTAACATATCTTTGATAACTGGAATAGCATCGTTGATAATTTCTTGAGAAACTTGTAAAACATCTTCTTTAGTGAGTTTTGACATATAAAATTTCCTCCTTTCTATTGGAATTTTGACTAAAACGGTGAGAGGTCCTAGTCAAGATTATTATAGCAATTTAGGAAGATATTACCTCAGTCTTGAGACTGATATAGGAGGTTGAATGGAAGATAAAATCATCGAACTTGCTGATTACTTCATCAGCGAGAACACAACGTACAGAGAAGCTAAAATAGCGTGTGAGAAGCTATTTAAACAAGCCAGCCATGAGATAGAACTCAGAGCGCTGGAAAGTGAAACGAAGAAATAGAAAGGAGAAAGATGAGTAAAGAACTAAAGATAATCAAGGCTAAAATCAAAACTCGTTTGATTGAGCTTGATATGACTCAAGCTGAGTTAGCAAAACAAGTATCTGTAGCATCATCAGTTATTTCAGAGTTGCTGAAGTATGGCAAAGGTAGTGAGTCTGTTAAGGAAAAAGTTGCAGATGTTTTAGGGATTGAGAACCCTTGGGAAAATAGTTAGAGCATGAGGAAATAGTATGAACAACGCAGCGCAAAAAGTAACACGGATTGACAAAGATGCCTGGGAGATTGCTACGGAGCTGGCGAACGAGTACGGCGTATCTATTTGTCACATCATCAGCGAGAGCGTCCGCTACTGTGCAGAGAATGCCGAATTTAAGGAGATGGACGTTGTCGTTAAACGATTGGTAGTCGGCAGTAAGGTGCTGGAGTAGGAGGGTGGAGATGAATGAAATAGTATGGTTTTACTTTGTTGTCATAATCAATCTTATCATTGGTTTTGCTACATACTACGCTAGCAAAAGAGACAGAAAAAAGCGCATCAACGAGTATAAAAAAATACAAGATGATGAGCTTGAAAGAATTAGAAATAAATTTAATTTATGATTTTTTAGAAGTCTTTTGAATAAATTTTTTATTTAGTTTTTGTTTGTGATTGTTAGCTTTATCAGCTAATTTTAAAGCTTTGTCCAAATCAACTTCGCCTGTAAAAGTTTTGTAGATAAGATCATTCATCTTCATAGCCTTGTCGGTTTCAGTATCAATCTGAGATACCTTTTCAAGTTCTTGTAACCGTAATTCATGAGCTTGTTTGACTTTTTCAAGTTCCAAGGTGTGTTGTTGTTTGAGAGTATCTATCTGATAATGAAATTCTTTTTCAAGTTTCTCTACGATATGTGAATGTTCTTTGGCCTGTTTTTCAATCTCAGCTTTATTGTTAGCTTTTGATGCAATATATGACCATAAACCTGAGATTATTGCAAGAATGACACTAATTGCAGGTTGAATAAGAATTTGATAATCCATAAGATTTCTCCAATCGTTTTATTTTCATTATACCAAATTTAGAAAGGAATACTATGAACGAAATTTTTAATTTTCACGGGCAGGAAGTCCGTACTTTGACAATTGATGACGAGCCCTGGTTCGTTGGGAAAGATGTTGCATATATCTTAGGATATGCGAATTCAAGAAAAGCAATTTTTGACCATGTAGATGATGACGATAAGACAGATGGGGTAACGATTCGTGACGCCATGGGTAGAAATCAAAATCCTATCATCATTAACGAATCTGGTCTCTACTCTCTTATCTTATCCAGCAAGTTGCCTCAGGCAAAAGAGTTCAAGCGCTGGGTGACATCAGAAGTCTTGCCAGCTATTCGTAAACAGGGCGGATTTATCCGCGAGGATTTGGACGAGGATGCCTTCATCGCTCTCTTCACTGGACAAAAGAAATTGCGTGAGCAACAGGCGACCATGCTGGAAGATATCGACTACCTAAAGAGTGAGCAACCGATTCATCCAAGCTATGCTCAATCGCTCTTGAAGAAGCGTAAGGCTAGGGTTGTGGCTTGCCTGGGTGGTATTGATAGCCCTGCTTATGCGGATAAGATTTTTGCTCAGTCAGTCTTTAGACAAGCTGAGATTGACTTTAAAGACCACTTCAACATTAGTCGCTATGACTTGCTACCCAAGAAGCATGCGGATGCCGCTCTAGCTTACTGGATGACTTGGGAACCAAGCACCAATACTAAGATGAAAATCATGAAATTGAACTCATTTGACGAAGTGTAGGAGGGAAAAAGATGGACAATGTTCTACTTTCACTATCTGAATGGATTAAATCCATTATCAAGGACACAATCACTAGATTGGTTGAAATAGAAAAAGATAGTGACCACTATCCAGAGCTGATGGATGTAAACACTACCTGTGATTTTCTAGGAATTAAGTATGCCACTTTTTCAGATAATTATCGTTACTTAAAGGGATTTCCAAAGGAATTACCTGGTAAGAAATGGTCAAAAAGAGCCATCAAAGAATGGCTCTCTAATCAAATATAATAACTTTACTAAAAGGCTTCTGGACAAGGTCTTAGCAAAATTATTTGACTATATTATAGCATAAAAAGAGGATAAGGAGATTAAAAAATGTTTGAACCACCGATTTTAGACCAGTTGATGGGTGTTGGAGCTTTGCTGATTGGATTTGCAGGGGCTTGCCGTCATATCAAATTGCAGGAAAAACGCAAGGAAGAAGAAAGACGAGAAGAGCAAGAATTTGCGTCTATGATTATCCAAGTGCGTAATCATGCATATGAACGTGGTAGAGAGGACAAATGGCAAGAAATTCGCAAGAATATTCGCAGAGAGTTCAAAGGATTCACATATGACAACGAACCGCCTGTAGGATTGCGCCCTGAGCTGTTAGCTTTGCCAGAACCTAAACAGTCTGCAATCAGATTTTTGTAATGAGGAGGTCAGGAAATGGAAGAATTGATTGAATGGCTGGATAACCTGATTATGATTGTTAAAGAACTGGAAGGAAGGGAATCAACTTCAAGACATTTTATTACGATATGGGAAAACGATTATAAAAATCTATTACTAGTCAAAGAATACCTAACCGACTATGAAAAACTAGCAAAGGACTATCGTTATGTGACCCTTAAAAATAAGCTGCTAAAGATTGAAAAAATGGAGCTGGAAGGCAGGCACATCTATGAGGATATGCGGATGAAGTATCGTGCCAATCGCAGGAAGTGGGGTGCTCGGTATGTCTGAAATCAAGTGGATAAAAATCAAAACGGATATTTTTGACGATGAAAAGATGTGTCTAATTGATGCCTTGCCTGATCGTGATGCAATTATTGTAATCTGGATCAAACTTATAACACTAGCAGGCAAATTGAATACAAAAGGCGTACTAGCCATTTCTAAAAACATTGTATACACCGATGAAATGCTTGCACAAACGTTCCACCGTCCGTTGAATACAGTTTGTATGGCTCTTGAGGTTTTTGAAAAGTTTGGAATGGTTGAAAAAATCGATGGAGTGATAATGTTACCCAATTGGGAGAAACATCAGAACATTGACGGCATGGAAAAAATAAAAGAGCAAAATCGAAATAGAGCAGCACGTCACCGACAAAAACAGAAATTACTTGCACAGAACAACGAAAGTAACGTTACTGATAACGTTATGGATAACGTTACAGTAACGCATGGTAACGCACTAGATAAAGAATTAGATAAAGATATAGAGATAAATAATAATAAGGTGATGATTAGTTCCAGCCTTTCTGAAAATTTGAAAAATAGCGGAATCCATCTAACTGATAAGTCACATCAACAGTTACTTGATTATGTGGGACTTGATGGAATGAGTTTCGATATGTTGAACCGTGCAGTCGAGAAAACTTCCGGATCACACAAACCTAGTTTCAATTACCTAATAGCCATTCTTGAAAGTTGGAAAAAGAAAGGCTTCACATCGATTGAGCAGGTGGATGAGGACGACCGTAAATATAAAGAGGGTAAGAAGTCAAGACAACAAAACGATAAAACATCGGAACAGGAGGTAAGGGACGAATGGGGATTTTAGAACTAATTGAGCAGTTCGAGATAGACTATTATCCGTTAAGCTACGAGAAGAAAACTCTTTTAGCAGACCAACCAATTCATCAAGTGGTTGCCTGCTTGTCTGAAATGGCTAGCTGGCATGAATGCGGAGGTCGGCTAGTATGGTAGACAATGTGTTTGAGGAAATCGCCTTATCTTATCACAGGAATACAGAACAACAGAAAGAGCTTTGCGACAAGCATAATATTCCTTTGATAAAAATATTGCGGACTGAGAGTGTTGTATGCCGCATGTGTGAATCTGAGCGGATTCATGAGGAAAATCAAGCAAGAGTGAATGAATTGGCCGACGCTGAGAATGAGCGAGAGAGGAAATACTATCTTGAGAAGTTTTCTCTTTATGATGAGGTTTTGAAAAATGCGACTTTGGACAATTTTGAAACACCAACTGAAAAAGAAGCAGAAAAGCTAGTTTTTGCAAAGAGGATTTGTCGTGAGTGGTCTGAGGGTGCTAGGAACAACATCGTGTTACAAGGAGAAGCTGGAACAGGTAAGAGCCATTTGGCCTTTGCGATGGTTAAGGCTCTATCTGAGTACACGAAAGAGATTGCTATCTTCATCAACGTGACGGACTTGTTGATGAAGATTAAAGCTGATTTTAGTCAGGAGGAGTTTCTGGTCAATAAAATTGCCAGTGCTAAGTTCTTGGTTTTGGATGATTTGGGAATGGAAAAGGATAGCGAATGGTCGTTTACTATTCTCTACAATATCCTGAATAAGCGTTCAAATACAATCATTACCACCAATTTGACTTCTGCTGATATTCAGAAAAGATATGGCAGACCCTTTATGTCCAGACTGATGAAGGGTGTGGATAAAGACCATTTAATGGTTTTCAATGATTTGACGAACAAGCGGAAACAATATTTTTAGAATGGAGGTGGCTGATGTTTATTTTAAAGCATGGGACAAGAGAGGATAAGCCGTTTCTGATGTCCGCTGTTATCGGTGTGACTGGCTTGGACATTTCATGTTCTGAGGAGAAGAAAGCCATGCGGTTTGTTTCTCGGGCGGCAGCCTTACAGGTTAGCAAGGCATTGAGAGGTTCCTTTGGGAACTTTTACCCTGTCGAGGTGGAGTGATGTTAGAGCTTTATTTCGTCTACAACGGGCACTGCAAGTTTTACCTTGGAACGTTTGACAATGTCGATGATCTCATTGAACAGATGGAAGATCATCAGTGGGCTTTCTCGGCTATCACTCATCCAAGATTTCAGAAGCACATTGGTCAGCGGACGACACGATTTGACTACGGTTCTAAGGATTGTTACTATTTAGCGACTTTTTCAGGAGGAGAAAAAAATGATTGAACTTATTAAAGAATTTGGAATGGCTATTCTGTGGTTATTTCTCGGCTATTTAGTCGGGGAACGTGCAGCAAGAAAGGAAAAGAAAGATGATCAATAACGTTACATTTTTAGTGGGAGGTAAGAAACATGGTTGGAGTAACCTATCAGGAAATTCATCTCTTTGTTGAATTTTTGAAAGAGCAGTACGGGCAAGGTCGTCCAGACTATATTGAAGCCCTGAACGACTTAGACGGTCTGGTGGAAGTCTCCTACAGAGAAGCTATTGAAAGATTTTTAGAAGATGAAGTACGATAAACAGGCTGAGATTGACGGACTGAAACGCACGATCGAGCAAAACGAAGAGAAGATAATCGAGTATTCGAAGCCGTGCGATGCACGCAAGAGACGGATTAGAGCGCTGGAGCGCGATTTGTTGAGGAAAAAGAATAAAGAATTGAGACGGAAAGTGGAGGAGTTGGAAGATGATGGAAGAGTTAAAGCAAAAAGTTAATGAAGTATACAACTGGACGGTAGAAGACGGGAAGCCGCAACCTCCCAAGCAATATTTACCACAAGCGGTGAAAGACCGGGCGGACTATTTTTGGGAAATGGCAGAAGATGGTATGACGTTTATGGGAGCGATGGAATGCATCTTCGCTGATGAAAAGCCTACAGACTATGATTTGGGAGCTACTAAGGGTTGGTTGCCAAAATCTAAGGAGTTTGATGATTGGATTGGCTATGCGCCAAGCATGGCTCAGGTAGTTATTGCAGTTTATTTGATTTATGGAGGAAACTAAGATGAATATTAAAGCATTGATTAAGAAGTATGAAGAATTGTGGAATGAACACAGCCCTTTTTATGAACCTGTACCTTATACTTCAATGGTTGAACTTTTTTTGAAAGAGTTGAAACAACTAGACGAACCCCAAAAAGTCAAAATTCCGCAGTTTGTGGCGGATTGGATTGAGGTTTGTAAAGAACATTTAACAACTAGTCTATATACTGCTATGACTCCAAACTTTATGAAAGAAAACAACCAAAGTTTCGATCTTATATTATGGATTAAAAAGGCGAGCAACCAAGAACTCTTCGCTCGAGCTTGGCTTGACGGCTACGAGGTCGAAAAAGAGAAGCGGTATTTGGTGAAGGTGAAAGGTGTACATTTTACTAATTACCTTATTTCTGGAAACCGAAAAGATATATGGTTTTTTCATTCAGCTTATGAACCAGAACATCAAATAATAGCCCACACCCGCAAAGAACTTGAAGAAGCAGGGTTCGGCTGGGTGTTTGATTGCCCAGGGATTGAGATTGAGGAGGTGGAGGAATGATTCCAAAATTTAGAGTGTGGGTAAAAATAGGAAAACGTATGGTTTTTTCAGATGACATTCTTGCTATTGACTACGAAAACAAAGAAATAGTGACACAACAAGTCTATTTCGAGAGTGGTCTAGCAGTTGAAAGAGATATCTATTGTTATGATTTTGACGATATCGAACTCATGCAATCAACAGGACTCAAAGACAAGAACGGAAAGGAAATCTTTGAAGGCGATATTGTACGAACTACTAGATTTTTGGGTAGAGCTGACGAAATTGGCGGTTTCTATGAATATGAGAAAGATTATGTAGGAGTTGTAAAGGTTCTTGAAGGGTCTTGGGTTATTGATACTGGCAGTGTCGCAGTGCGTTTGTGGTCTGAAATTGATGAATCTGAAGTGCTTGGCAACATCTACGAAAATCTAGAGTTTTTGGAGGTCAACGAGTGAGATATTTTAAAATCCTATATACAGGATGCCGTTTTAGAAAGTAAGGAGGATAAACAATGAGACCTAAAAAATATCCATATTCTGGAAGAAAAAGGCAAGAAACTCCGTCGCCGATGTTTTCTACACAACCAATTTTTAACGAGATTCCAATCATAGAAGAGGTCAAAGTTGTGCTCGGAGTTGAAGCTAATGTTGGACGTTCATATCCAGAAATGTTAATACATTTAGATATTTCTGGATATGGGAATAAAATACATTCTGTACATCGATTTCCTGGCATCTTCCTTACTGTTAGTGAATCAATCCAACTAAAGATACTCTTTTATAAAAGGCTTAGAAATTTTACCGCAGATCGTTTCTTGACCTTTAGAGAATCTGACTGGAAGTTCTTTATACGTGACCTGGTCAACGAATTTTTGCGTTAGAAAGTTAATGAGGTGAAGTAATGACACAAACACTTGAAGAAGGAATGAAGAATCAAAGTAAATGCATAAAAGTCCCAAGGGAAATCAGACCGTTTGATATAGGGTATCGAATAGTGAACAAATACGGTCAAGCGCTCGCTTTAAGAAATGGGGCAAGTATATTCGATTTGCCTTTTCTGGCTGAAAAAGCTATAGAAAAAGAATTTGGGAAGAATGATCCAGACTTTGACATCGGAAAGCATTCTGTTGAAGAGGTCGCTATTGTCAATTTAAGTAAATTTCATAGTTATTTTGAAGAACGTGTATGAGAAAGTGAAAGTTGGGGATGAGGTGATGTTGTGAAATTCTTGGATTTATTCGCAGGAATTGGCGGTTTTCGTTTAGGAATGGAGTCTGCCGGCCATAAATGTATTGGCTTTTGTGAAATTGACAAGTTTGCTAGAGAAAGCTATAAAGCGATACACAATACGAAAGGAGAAATAGAATTACATGACATCACAGCAGTATCAGATGAATCTATTCGAGGAATCGGAAGTGTGGACATTATCTGTGGAGGATTTCCGTGCCAAGCTTTCTCAATTGCAGGAAACAGACGAGGTTTTGAAGATACACGAGGAACTTTGTTCTTTGAAATTGCTAGGTTCGCATCTATTCTCAGACCTAAATATCTATTCCTTGAGAATGTTAAAGGATTGCTCAATCACGAAAATGGAGTTACATTCGAGACCATTATCTCAACCTTGGATGAACTGGGGTACAACGTGGAATGGCAAGTGCTTAACAGCAAGAATTTCGGAGTCCCCCAAAATCGGGAACGAGTGTTCATTATCGGACATCTTAGAAGAGAACATACCAGAAGAATTTTTCCTCTCAGCGGAAAAAATCAGTCAACTAGTAACCAATCAGTCATGAAAATTGGGAATATAAACCCATCTGGCAACGGAATGAATGGGGAAGTCTATCAAGCTGATGGTCTAGCTCCCACGCTAACAACAAACAAGGGAGAGGGGCAAAAGATAGCTATAAAAAGCAATACTATAAAACAATTTGGGGTATTGCAACCCAATTTTAACCAATGTGGGGTGGTTTACGAAACAGACGGCATCGCACCAACTATCAGAGCCTATCAAGGTGGAGGACTTGAGCCTAAAATTATTCAACGTGGGCATGGTTATAATAAAGGCGGAGAACATAACATCGCTCCTACTTTAACTAGCAATAGCTATCACGAAAACAATCATTTATCAGATGGATTTAGGATTAGAAAGCTAACACCTAGAGAATGCTGGAGGTTACAAGGTTTTCCTGATTGGGCTTTTGATAAGGCGCAGGAGGTCAACTCTAACAGTCAATTATATAAACAAGCAGGAAATAGCGTGACAGTTAATGTCATAGCAGCAATAGCAAAGGAGTTATCATGAACACAATAGAGAAAGTCAAACAATGGTTTATTGACCGTGATTTAGAAAACGGTAGGGTCGTTGGATTGATGGTGCTTTCGTCAAAGAGGAGGATTTATAAAATGAAAAGACTAGGAATCATTATTGGGGCGGTATTTGTAATCGTTGTATCGCCGTTTGTAGTTCAGTATGGATGGAATGAGATTATCACAACAATTGTTCCAGTTGGTAAAATTACAGTCTGGCAAGCATTAGGGATGGATGCACTACTATCTTTCATCTGGCCTGTGCTATCTAGCAAAAAAGAATCTGAAGAGGATTATTCATATGCTGTAAAAAGCAGCATATCAAAAATTATTACATGTGCATTTTTGATATGGTTAGCTAGTTTGTTTATTTAAGGAGTGTTAGCATGATACCAAAATTTAGAGGGTTATCCATTGACGAAAAAAGCAAAGGAGAATGGCAATACGGACATTTAATTGAAGATAGAGGAAGAGCATTTATTATCAACGAAGTGGTAGAAGCCAATGAACAATACATTACTATAGGTTCTTGGTGTCCTGTAAATCCAGCAACATTAGGACAATCAACAGGACTCAGAGACAAGAACGGCAAGGAGGTATTCATCGGTGACATCGTTAAATGTACAAGAGGATGTCTCTATGAAGTATATTTAGAAAAAGAATACGGTGGCACATTCATAGGCGGAATGCCTTCCATATATCTAAAGGGATTGCTAAGTGGGTATGCGTGGACTGAAGACGAGGAAATCATCGGCAATGTCTACGAAAATCCGGTCAGGAGGTAAGATTTGGCAATAGACATCAAAAAAAGATTGAAGGCTTTGCCTTATATCGATATCAAAGCTAAGTCAAAGCACCAAGAAATCATCAGTTTGAAGTCAGGTATTTTACGAGGACAGCAGTTCGACAGCATGCCAAAATCAAAAAGTAACAAGAATCAAACTGAAGAATTGAATGTGTTGATTATTGACAAGTCAGAACAGCTATATAAAGAAATCAAACAAATGTACCACGAACGTGACGAACTCGTTCAAGCGATTGAGTCGCTCGATGATCCAGTGGAAAACATCGTGATGCGATTATTGTACATTGACGGATTATCTTGGAAAGAAGTTCAAATAAAACTAAATTGTAGCCCTGCCACCATCCAACGAGCAAAACATAAAGCGTTACTAAAATTATCTAAAATGTATGATAAGAATGATAGCAAATGATAATTTTAATGTGGTAAATTAGTATCATGAAGAATAGCAGAGAGGAAACCTCTGCTTTTTTTTGCATTAAAAGGAGGTGAGGATATGTGGTAGTTGTTGAACCAATCCGAAATAGAGATGATGTTCAGCTTATGATTGAATGGCTGGCGTTGCATAGTGCAGTCAAAGAGTCAGATAGACAACGCAACCTCATGCTCTTCCTTTCTGGTGTTAATTTGGGATTTCGTATTGGTGATATCGTTAAACTGAAAGTAAAGCACGTTAAAGGTTGGCATGTCCAGATCGTCGATGAAAAGACAGACAAGCCAACCAAACGAAAGATGCCAAAGAAATTCAAGAATGCTATGAGGCAGTACATAAAAGATAAGAAAGATGAAGACTTCCTCTTTCCAAGCCGAAACGGAAAGCATCAGCATATAAAACCTAACACAGCTTATAAGATTATCAAAAGAGCTGCTGAAGAAGTTGGTCTGGAAAACATAGCTACTCACTCTATGAGAAAGACCTTTGGTTTATTCATGTACGAACAAACCAAGGATGTCGCTCTGATAATGGACCTACTGAATCACTCAAGCCAGAGTATTTCACTTCGGTATATCGGCAAAAATCAAGATTCACAAGACAGAGCCATGACGAAATTTCAGGGCTTTTAATTTTTTTATTTTAACATCAATTCATTGTTTTAAGGTTATGATGATTTCATTTCGCACATGCAAGATAAACGCTTGATAAAGCTGAGTTAAAACTCATGTAGCGAGTTCACTAGAATATGTAAAACAAGGAATTGAAAGAGTAAAAACAAAGGAGATTGCACAGTTATGAAAGGTATTATTAAAAGACTTTTTAATAAAAGAACCACTAAACAAAAACCATTAGGAAAAATTGTAGTTGGAGTCGAAATTGAAAATCGCTCAGAATTAAAAGAGTTAACTCAACAATGTTGTGAAGCAATCGAACACTTGAACAATTGTATTGACAAGCTAAATAAATTTGAGCTCAAAGTATCAACATCAATAATCAAATGATTGAAGTTTCAACTCGAGAAGAGCGCAACCAGTTTTACAATTCCAGCGAGTGGAGAACGATAAGAAGGCAAGCACTTAAACGAGATCATTACGAATGTGTATGGTGCAGAGATAAGGGTAAGGTCACGACTACTAACTTAGAAGTTGACCATATCAAGGAACTGGAGTATTATCCAGAGTTCGCGCTTGATATCGATAATCTACGAACACTGTGCAAAGCATGCCATAATAAAAGACATGATCGTTTTGATAAGAATGACAGAAATTTCCGAAAAGATGAATGGTGGGGTTAGGTGAACGAACCTTAAACACCCCCCGGTCAAAAAATCGGAAATTTTCAAAAATGTCGGTAAGCGGTCTGCACTCGACTGTCCAAATTTTTAACAAAAAATTAAAGGGGGTGGGGGGTAATGGAAGAATACTCGGAAAAAAATATAAAAGAATTAGAAAATCAGCTACTTTCCAAAATCGGCTATTTCAGTCCGAGAAAAAAGGATGCGATCCAGTACGAAAAAGTGAATCGTTATCTTTATCTTGTCAGATTGCTATATGAGCTGAAAGCTAAACTTCATGAAGACGGATTGGTCATCACTGTTCACAATGGGCAACAGAGATTCCAAAAAGCGAATTCTCTCATCAAGGAAATCAACACAACAAGCAATCAGCTTTTGGCTATTGAGCGATCGTTTGATTTTGAGGTTGAAAATTCTCCTGTTGAGAAACCCACGTCTGGAAGTGACCTGCTATGATTTCTCATCCCTTGGTTGATGACTACATCAAAATGGCCGAGAGTGGAGAAATTGTCGTCAACAAGGAAAGGAAGTTGCTGTTTAAAATCATCAAGGAGAAAATCTATCCTCGTGATGATTTGTATTTTGATAATGACTTGATTGATAAGTTCATTCGTTTTGCGGAAAAGAATTTTTTCCCTCTGGCCAAGTATCAGCTTTTCTTGACTCCGTTTATCTTTCTTTTTCGGAAGGAAGACGGGGAGCCACACTTCGACGAGTATTTGTACACACTTGCTCGTGGGGGTGGTAAGAATGGTTTTATGTCTGCCAGATCCTCGTTCTTTATCAGTCCTATCTACCCTATCAGAGATTATGATGTGACTATCACTGCCAATTCTGAGAAACAGGGCAAGGTTTCATTTGAGGAGGTCTATGAGACTATTCAAAGGCGTGGCCTTGAGGACCATTTCTATCTAACTAAAATGTCTATTACAGGTCGAGCGAACAACTCGGTCTTTTCTTTTCGGACGAATAATCCGAAGACCATGGACTCCGCTCGTGATGGCTGTCTTGAGTTTGATGAGATTCACCAGTTTGAAGATGATAAGGCCGTGAAGGTTCAACGGTCAGGTCTCGGTAAGATTGCTCATGCTCGGACTTTCTACAACGGTACGAATGGGTATGTGCGTGAGGGATTTTATGACAAGCTGATAGAGAAGTCTATGCAAATCTTGAACGGAGAGGTTGATGATTTCAGGCTCTTTCCTTTCATCTGTAAGTTAGACAGTGCGGATGAAGTGGATGATATGAAGAAGTGGCCAAAGGCAAATCCGATGTTGGATGAAAGCACTCCTTACGCTAAGAGGTTGCTTGCAAGAACTAAAGCTGACTATGATGACCTTGAGTTGGAACCATCTGGTCGTCAGGAGTTTATGACTAAACGGATGAACCTTCCTGAAGCTGACCTTGAGAAAGATGTCACCTCTCGTGAAAAGTTAGTTGCTTGTTTGCGTTCACCTGGTATTGACTTGTTAGGTAAGTCTTGTGTTGCAGGGTTTGACTATGCTAGTATTCGAGACTTTGCAAGTGTTGGTTTGTTGTTTAAGAACGGGGATGAGTTTATCTGGAAACAACATTCATTTGCTCGTAAAGCGTTTTTGAAAGCTTTCAAACTAAAAGCCCCTATTCAGGAATGGGCAGATAAAGGTTTGTTTACGATTGTGGACGGTCCTAGCATTGATCCGCGGCTGTTGGTTGCGAAGCTGGAAGAATGGAGTAAGTTTTATCAGATTGAACTTGTATGTGCTGATGGTTTCAGAATGGACTTGTTAAAACCGCTTTTGGAAGAGGCTGGTTTTGAATATGAGTTCTTGCGGAATCCTGGGGCGATTCAATCTAAGGTTGCGCCAATCATTGAAGACGGATTTGCCAATGAGCGGTTTGTCTTTGAGAACGATAACTCTATGATTTGGTATACGGATAATACCTATATCAAAGAGGATAAGGATGGCAATAAGCGTTTCTTGAAGAAAGAGCCGGTCAGAAGAAAGACAGATGGTTTCCATGCCTTGATTGCTGCTCTATACAAGAGGGAGCTAGTACATGAGTCAAACGTTGGGGAATTCCTTGACATGCTCGATAGCTGGGACTTTTAATCTAAGAATAAATTTTGGGTGGGTGGTCGGCAAAAATAAGAGGAAGGAGGGGAAGCATGGGATTCTTAAACTTATTTAAGCGTGATGCGCCTGATGTTGGTTTTGACTTTGAAGAGTTGGAACGAATGTTGGGACGCTTGCAATTGAAGAGTTTAGCGATTGATAAGTCGGCGGAGTTTGTGGCTCGTATCTTTGCTAAGTCGGAATTTCGGTATATGGTGGAGAATCATCATGTGGCGTCAGATTGGGATTATATTTTAAATGTGCGTCCCAATAAGAATGAGTCGGCCTCAGAGTTTTGGCAGAAGGTCATTTATCGCTTATTGACGAAAAACGAAGTACTTATTGTCTTGTCTGAGGATAAGCAGTTACTGGTAGCTGATGCTTTTACTCGTAGGCGTTATGCTCTGTATGATGACACCTTTGAGATGGTGTCTGTCGGGGATTATACATTTCAGAGGAAGTTTGCTATGAGTGATGTCATCTTTCTCCAGTATAACAACAATCGCTTGCAAGAATATGTATCAGACTTGTTTTCTGATTATGAAAAACTGCATACTCGTCTAGTGGAAGCCTTAGCTAGAAATAATCAAATTCGTGGGGTTCTGGCTACAAAAGCGAATGGAACCTTTGACGATGACAAGCGAAAAAAACTGCAGAGATATGCGGACAATCTTTTTAAGTCCTTTACGTCTAAGACGGTTGCCATTGTACCGACAATGGATGGTGTGGAGTATTCGGAGTTGACCAATACGGTAGGAACTACAAATCTATCAGTTGAAGAGTTGAAGAAACTGAGACGTCAATTTGATGACGAGGTTGCGGATATATTAGGTTTGCCGACGGCTTTGATGCATGGAGATATGGCTGATTTGTCTAATAGCCAGAAGATGTTTAACAGTTATTGTTATGAATCGCTGGTTAAAAAAGTGGGTGACGCTCTAAACCATGCTATGGTGAGTTCGGCTGGATACGCTAATCAGAAAAAATTTGTGATTTTTGGTGAGGGGGGACTGGATAAGTTTGCTCTGGCTGAGAACATAGATAAACTCATCTCATCTGGGGCTATGACTCGAAATGAGGTGAGATTGGAACTTGGTCTTGAGGCTGTTCCTGGTGGGGATTCTTTCCTTATCACTAAGAACTATCAGGGTGAAAACGAAATAGAGAAAGGAGGAAATGAGGATGACAATCATTCAGATTAAGGGAGCGATTGTATCCAATGATGACCGCTGGTTTTATGATTGGATAGACATGGATGCAACTGCTCCTAAGGATATTGTATTGCCGACGACGGGAGAAGATGTGGAGGTGCACATCAATTCTGGTGGTGGTGATGTGTATGCTGGTAGTGAAATCTATACAGCATTGCGTGCTTATCAGGGGCATGTGACGGTGAAAATCGTGGGGATTGCTGCTAGTGCTGCGAGTGTTATCGCTATGGCTGGTGATCAGGTGGAAATTAGTCCTACAGCGCAAATCATGATCCATAATGTATCTGCTGGTGTACGTGGTGACCATAAGGCGCTCTTGCATGAGGCTGGTGTGTTAGAAGGGTTTAATAAGTCCATCGCATATGCCTATATTGATAAGACTGGTAAGGCATTAGATGATTTACTGGATCTAATGGAGGGTGAAACGTGGTTTGATGCTCGTTCTGCTGTTAATCATGGCTTCGCAGATAAGGTCATGTTTGAAAGTCAGGAAGCTCCTGTCTTGGTAGCTAGTCAGACACCTGTGATTCCTCGTGATTTTATCGAAAAAATCCGATCTGCGATGACCCCAGATGTGGAGTTATTGGCGGACTTGGTTCGTGATAGGTTGAATAACAGTTTACTTATCCCAGAAGATAAGAAAAAAGAAGACAAGACGGCTGAACCTGTGGGGTTGGGTCGTTTCCCATTTTAAGAAAGGAAATAAAAAACAATGATGAAACTTGGTAATGAATTTACAACTGCTCGTCAGAACTTTATGAATGCAGTAGAAACTGGTGCTCCTATGGAGGAGCAAAATAAGCTCTATAACGAGATGATTGAGGCATTGACAGATAAGTTGCAAGATGATGCTAGAGAAGCTGCTCGTAAAGAAATCGCAACTATGAATCCATACGATGCACAGTTGACTGCTGAAGCTCGCGAATTTTTCAACAACATTGAGAAACTTCCTCCCAAAGGAATTGAGAAATTGTTCCCTCAGGAAACAATTGACCGTATTTTTGAGGATATGGTGGCAGCCCGTCCACTTCTTCAACACATCGGCTTGCGTAATGCTGGTATTCGTTTGAAATTCCTCAAGTCTAGTCGTACAGGTCAAGCGGTTTGGGGTAAAATCAATGCTGAAATTCAAGGACAATTGAAACAAGAATTTGCTGAAGAAGAAGCGATTCAGTCTAAATTGACTGCTTTTGTTGTAATCCCTAAAGACTCTGAGAAATTTGGTCCGGCTTGGTTGCAATCTTATGTCTCTATTCAAATTACAGAGGCCTTTGCTGCTGCTCTTGAAGCTGGTTATTTGAATGGTGATGGGGACAAGCAACCTATTGGGCTGTCTCGTACTCTTACAGGGACTGCAGAAAGTGAAAAAGTAACTTATGCTGAGAAACAAGCTCAGAAAAAACCATTGACTTTCGCAGACTCTGCTACCGTGGTAAAAGAGTTGACGGAGGTTTATAAATACCATTCTACAAAAGCTGACAATACCACTCCTGTTGCAGTAGAAGGTAATTTGGTTATGGTAGTGAACCCTGTAGATGCCTGGGATGTGAAGAAGCAATATACGTCTCTCAATGCTCAGGGTGTATATGTAACAGCTATGCCTTATAACCTCATCTTGGTTGAGTCTGTTGCTCAAACTTCTGGTAAGGTGACGACGTTTGTCAAAGGTCGCTACGATGCCTTTGTAGGTGGTGGGATTGAGTTTGGACGATTTACCGAAACCTATGCTTTAGAAGACTTGAATCTCTACACTGCTAAGCAATTTGCTTATGGTAAAGCGCATGATGAAAAGACTGCTGCTGTGTGGACACTGAATATTGGAAAATAAAAGGTGACTAAGGATGGAGATTGAAGCTAAACTTCATTCCCTCCTTGATCCTTTTAAGGAGCGGATGAGAATTTTTCATAGCGGAGAAGATGCGAATCTCTCACGGATGTTAGAAAGTTCTCAAATGGTTATTACCCGCTTGGTAGGAAGTGGGAATATACACGATCATCAAATAAGGGAACTTATCTTAGAACGTGCTCGCTATGTCTATAATGACCAAGTTGAATTTTTTTACGAAAATTTCAAAGCGGATATTTTAGCATTATCGTTAGATAAGATAGAAATGGAGGATAGTGATGATTAAGGTATTAAAAGAGTTTTATGACCTCAAGGAGGGAGTCCTTAGGCAGGTCGGACAAAGGTTTGAAGCGACAGAAGAACGATTTGCTGAGCTAAAGGAACATTTACCTGGCTATGTCGAGTTGGAAAAGTCGTCCAGAAGTCGTAGCTCTAAGGAAGTAGTGAGTGTAAATGAAGAGGAGTGAGGGACCAAGCTATCGTTACAAAAAGCCTGAGTCTCAAAATGGAGACCTGAGAACTCCCCTGACTTTCTATACCTCTAAAATAAAAAAAGGGGTTGATGGTCGTGATGTGAGTTACGAGAAGGCTTTTTATACGATGGGGCAAACTTATTCTCCAAGTATGAAAGACGTTGAGATTGCGACTGGAAAAGCGATGAAAGCTAAGATGACTTTGAAGATTCGTGACCCTCTGACAGACTATCAGCCTGAAAATCGGCATTTTGTCGAAGTGGGGGATATCCGTCTAGTTGGTAAGAAATGGCAAATCATTGATGTCCGTCCTGATTATGATAATCGGGATTTTTTGATTGTCCTTATCGGAGGTGGTCGTGATGTCTAGTGGAGTTAATCTAAAAGGATTTGATGATATTTTGAGGAATATTGAGGCTCGACTAGGAGAGCCGGTAGTTCGTAGAAATGTCAACAGAGCCTTGAAGGAGACGGTTGAGGAGTTTGAGCCAACTTTCAAACGGGCTATGGCGGTGTACGCTGACACTGGGAAGACGGTTGGTGCGGTCGTTTATGGGAATGTGACTGGTACATCCAGCGGAGTTCCAATGGTTAAATTAGGTTTTAAAAGTCCTCGTTGGACTCTTATTCACTTAAATGAATTTGGCTATGCAAAGAATGGGCATCCTCGTGGTTTCGGAGTCATGCGTCGCTTTTTTGAAGCGAGTAAGCCGGTCTTTAAGTCTAAAGTCGGCATGAAGTTAAAACAGGAGTTTTTGTAATGATTAAAGACAAATTAACTGAACTCTACGATGCTTTGGAAGAGGATGAGTCTTTATCTGGTATTAGTATCAAGTCTTTTGAGCGTCCTGAGAGCTTGGGAGATGACGAGACCAGTATTGTCATTATCCCTGTAGGGCCTCCAATGCAGACGGCTCATGGTAGTAATACTAGTTTGGCTAAGACTTTTCTCTATCAAATCAATGTAGAGTCTACTAATCGAGTGGAGTGTAAAGAACTCCAAGGAAGAATTGAAAAAATAATGGAAGAACAGGGATTTTATCAGACTGAAGGTGGTTTGGAACAATGGATTCCTGATATTAAGCGCTATGTAGACGTTCGGACTTATCGTGGTATGAGCGCTCTATATGAGAAATACTAGAAAGAAGGAAAAAGAAATGACAGTAAAAGGAACTGCACTTATCGGACTTAAATCAGTCACCATTCGTGTGCATGATGGACAGACTCCAACAGTTGGAAAGAACCTCTTTACGCTAGAAGGTAAAGATAATGAAGGGGCTACACAGACCGCTAGAGTAACTGGATTATCTAGTGACCCTGTAAAGACTTATGGTAGTAATGTTGCTTATCACGTCTCCAATCGAGGAGTCGGGGATGTTAAGGTAGAGATGGGCTTGCTTGATGTCCCATTAGCTTTATATACGAATGCTTTAGGGTATGGCGATGATGATGGTATCTATTACTTCGGTGCGGACACTGTTGCTAAGAATGTTTCCATTCTCATTGAAAGTAATACTGCTGATGGGGAACCGGTTTACTATGGTTTTTATAAAGGTCAGCTTTCTATGGATGCTATTGATTTTGAAACAATCAAGGATAAGGCTAATGAGTTAGCTACTACTAATGTGAATTTTGCTGCGACAGCTAGTTCAGACACTGCAACTAAGGGTCGTTATGGTGCTATTGTCTATGGTTCGGATGCTGAAAAGTTGAAGAAATTGAAGGGTCAACTAAACATGGCTGCTGCAGGGTAGAAGGAGGGCGAAAGCTCTCTTTTTTACCGTTTTTAGAAAGGAAAGTATATGGCTAAGGTTCAATTTACAATCAAAAATGACAAGGGAGAAGATGTCCTAAAAAAGAGTAAGGAAATCACAACTCGTGATTATCGTGACTATTTGGTCATGAACGATTCCTTGACAAGTGATTTATCTGAGGTAGAGAAGCTTGATAAGCAGTTGGGATTTATTGCTAGTTTGTTTGATGATGTGACAGTAGAACAATTACTAGAATACACAGATTTTGCAAAAGTGATTTCTATTTTTACAGACATTTATGCTCATCTGGTAGGTGATGTAGACCCAAAGGAAAAGAGCTAGCACCTGGGCAAGCTATCCAACGTTTTTATGGCTTTATCAAGCAAGTTACAGAGGGTCCTTATGGAATGAGTATTCGCGACGTGATGGATACGAGTTGGGAGGACTTGATGGGCGTTCTTGGAAGTATGAAAACGAGTGAACAAGAAGAAGTGGTTGACTTGGCAGATTTTTTAGAGAGTCTCTAAGTCAGGACTTTACAAATAAAAGACTTAGGAATATAATAGAGCTATATAAGGGAGGTGGAAGATATGTCTCGAAAAGAAAAGGCGCGTAGAAGATATTGGTTTTGGTTTACCATCTTTATCCTTTATCTTGCTTTTGGCTTGTATTGTATTTGTACAAATTTTGGAGATACCTTGGGTATGCTTTTATTATCACCCTTTATCTTTGCTTCCTTGCCGCTCTATGCTTATCTATTTCTTGGTTTGTTTATCTGGGCTTTTATGAGCCTGGCAATGGATGATTTTTATAAAGAATGATGAAAAGTCCGTAAGGGCTTTTTTCTTTGCTCTGAGGAGTTAGGAAGGAGAACAAAATGGCAAGCGGTACGCCGTTAGGAGCAATGTATATCGAGCTAGGGCTGGACGTGTCGAATTTCAATCCTACTCTAACTGGTGCAAAAAACGCTGTAAAGTACTTTCAAAATACTGTCCGTTCTTTGGACAGTACTTTAAAAGGGAATGAAAAAAATGCTAGCTTACTTCAAGCGAAATACAAGACTTTGGGACAAGCCATTGATTCACAACGTAAAGTTTTGGATGAGATGAAGAAAAGTTTTGACAAGCTTGAACCGGGGACAGCTAAGTTTGATAAGGCTGCTGCTGATATTCAGCGCGAGAATGCCAAGTTAGCAGCAATGGAAGGTCAGCTACGTGGTGTTGAAAAAGCTTTGCAAGATGTAGGGCGTGAAAATAGTTGGTCTGGTAAGATGGACGCCTTGAGTGAGAAATTTGCTAAAGGTGGAAAAAAATTGCGGGCTATGGGTGATGCAATGAAGCCTGTATCTGCTGCTTTATTAGCTGGTTTTACACTTTCGACTAAGAAGGCGATTGACTTTGAAAGTCAGATGAATACAACTAAATCTCTGTTAGCTGATACTATTCCAACAGCGGATGAACTGAACAGTACCACACAAAAGCTGGGGGAGAGTTCAAAAAATTGGGCGAAACAGTATGGGATTTCTACTGCATCTATCAATGAAGGGATGCAAGAAATTATCAAGAAAGGTTTTGATGCCAATCAAACAATCGAAGCCATGCCCGCTATCCTAGACGCTGCTAAGGCGTCTGGTGAGGATTTCAATACGGTTATGAACGCCACTACGAATATCTTGCAACAATTTGGGCTATCTACTCAGGATACAGAGCGAGTAACCAATAGTTTAACCTTTGTCGCCAATAAAACGGCTGCTGGTTTCGCTGATATGGGGGCTGCAATGGAGTATGTTGGTCCCGTTGCTAAAAACGTTGGTATGGACTTGGAAGAGACTGCAGCTACTGTTGGTCTTTTGTCCAATAATGGTATTGCTGGTGAAAAGGCTGGTACGGCTCTTCGTGGAGCTTTAACAAGGCTGCTGAAACCATCTAAGCAAAATGCAAATGCAATGGCAAAACTTGGTTTTTCTGCAGAAGAATTTCGTAGTGGTGCGATTAAGCTACCTGATATTTTGGATCGTATCAAAAAGAATACGGAAGGAATGACAGATGCTCAGAAATCGGCCTTGATTGCTACAGCCTTTGGTACAGAAGCTCAGACAGCGATGAATATCTTGGTTGACCAAGGTGGAGATGCTTTGCGTAATCTTGCTAACGAAACCAAGGGGGCGACAACTTATACTAAGGATTTAGCAAATGAATTATCTAAGTCTTCTAAAAATGGTGTGGAACGTTTTAAATCTAGTTTAGAAGTTTTACAGATTAACATTGGTCAGAAATTATTACCCTTACTAACTCCTGTGATTGAGAAGGTGAACCAATTTATCGACTGGTTAAGTAAGGCTCCTCCAGCCGTTCAGAGCTTGGCGGTTGGTATTGGTGGTTTTTTGGCTCTAGGATATCCTTTATTGAACTTTCTAGGCAATGGTGCGACGGCTCTTAGTATTTTGATAAAACATGCTGGTAAATTAGGAGGACTTTTAAAGGGCGGTATCGGTCTTGCTAAATTGACAGAGCGTGCTGGTAAATTAAAAGGACTTTTACAAGGTGGTATCGGTCTTGCTAAGGTAGGAAGTGAAGCCACTGTTTTAGCGGAAGGAGCTGGTGTTGCTGCATCTAGTTCTGGTCTCTTGTCTGGAGCTATTGGGGCTTTGACAAATCCGATTGGTTTGCTGGTGGGTGGTGTTGCTTTACTAGCTGGAGGATTGGTCTATCTAGGGCATAAGAAAGACGAGGCGCGTATTAAGGCTGAGGAATTTGGTTCTCAGTTGAGTGATACTGCAAGGAAAGAATTAAGAGACTTCCAAAGTAAGGTAGATGAAACCAGCAAAGCAGTTGCTAACTTTGGTACACATGCTGGAGATGCTGAGAAAGTCTCTGGGGCTTTTAAAAAGCTTTATGATGAGATTGCTGCTGGTGCCGAAAAGTCTAACCAGAGAATGCAGGAACTGACTGGCAAATGGGGTCTCAGTGAGGAAGACCTCGCAAAAGCTAGAGAGAAGAATGCTCAAATGGTTTCAAATGCTGAAAGCATGATGAACAAAATCAATGATATTTACCAACGTCACAATGGAGATGCTAGTAAGTTTTCTCAAGAAGAAAAAGAAATCATCTTGAATAATCAAAGAGAGATGATAAAAACTAGAATTTCAATGATGAACTTGTCAGCAGAGCAACAGAAGGCTGCGCTTCAGGCTTTGAATGGAGAAATTGGTAGTTTAAACGAGACGCAATTGAAACATACACGAGATGTTTTGAAGAAGTCTCTGGACGAAGAAAAACAACTTTATGAGACTTCTAAAAGTGAGCTGAAAGAGTTGCTGGAAGGAAAGGTTATTGACCAAGAAACCTATAACAAGAAACTTCAAACTTTAGAAACAAACCACCAGCAAACTATGGAAGCCTTAGGGACTAAGTATTATCAGGTTATGCAAAATCTTGACGCTAAGGTAAAAGCTCGGACTGGGCAAAGCTGGAACTACTGGGAAGAAGCGAAGAAGGTTCTGGAAGAATATGGTTTATCTTATGAAGTGATTGGTCAAAAAGCTACAGAAGCTTCTCAAAAAATGGGAGAATCTAATAGTATCCTTGCCAAATACACTAGTGATATGAGTAAGGAAATAAGAGAAGCGAATGATGCTTGGTCTTTACTTGTTGGTAATATTAATGAGAATGGCAACTTTGAGATTAAATCCAATGTAAAAGAAGTAATTGGGGAAGCGACTAAATCTGCTGAGGGTTGGGAGCAATTGCAATTTATTGTTAAAAATGCGAATATCAATTCAAATGCCCGGGCAACGATTGCTGAGGCTTTGGTTGAGTCTGGTAAGTGGTCAACTATGACACTGGAAGAAAAACAGTTGATTGTCCAAAATCAGGCAGGACTGCAAGCTATCTTTGATAGTGAAAACCATCTTAGAATCTGGAACAGTATGCCTGCAGAAGTCAAGCAACTCCTTTTGGAAAATACAGATGTGATGAATAAGGCTGAGGAAGCTTCCAAAGCTCTCTATAACTACGATGCCTTGACTCCTAAACAGAAAGAGTTGCTGGCTACGGATGAGAATTTCAGAAAGGCTGTTGCGCGTTCGACTGACACGCTAACGACTTGGAATGCAACCACACCGTTTACAAAAGATTTGAAACTAAATCCTACAAATGTTTTGAATAACGGGCAATTGTCAATAGATAAAATCATGGCTTGGAATCTATCTAATCCAGAGACTAAATCATTAAATGCTACTGACAATACTAGTGAAGCAGTTGATAGTGCAAAAGCCAGCGTAAACTCTCCGAAACAAGAAAAACCAATTGATTTACTTGCGAAAGATCAGACTGCAGGCGTTAGAAATGAGACGAGTGCGGCTATTAATGCGATTAAGCAAAATAATCCAGTAGATATCCTTGCTAAAAATAGCACTTCCAGTACTGTTAGCGAGGTCAAAAGTGGCGTTAATAGTATTCAAGACAAAACGGTTACAATCAGCGCTCGAGATAATGCTTCTGGTGTGCTTGCAGGCATTAGGTCTTGGATTACTAGGGTAACTGGTGATTTCTTTACGAATGTTTTTGCTAGTCGGCATGCTCATGGTACCAACTACCATCCAGGTGGTCTTGCTATGGTCAATGACCAACGCAATAGTACCTACAAGGAATTAGTTACTCTTCCAGATGGTAGGAGCTTCATTCCTGAGGGGAGGGATGTTCTTCTTCCTCTTCCTAAAGGGGCTAAAGTTTTGCGAGCGGATAAGACCAAACGCTTGATGCGTGAGATGGGTGTTCCTAAATATGCTGCAGGAGTTGGCATTCCGAGTGATGCTAAATTCCTTCGTGAGATGGAAGAAGCACAAGCTAAAATAGTGGTTCAAGCCAAAGGAGAGACAAATAGCAAAGACAGCGATAAAGTCGTGTCTGAGATAGCGATTCTGAGAGCAAGTATGGAGAAAATCCTTACTGCTATCCTTGAAAAGCCGTCAGATACTTACCTAGACGCTGATAAAATTTCAATGAGCGTCTACCAACGTCAAGGTGCAATTTATGCCAGGGAGGGAATGTAATGTTTTATATGATTATCAATGGGTTTAATACATCAACTATCCCTCACTGCGTGGTGACGGATTTTGGTCAGGTGGAGGCAGCTAAACCTAGGGTGGTTGAAGATGCTAACCTCTACGGAGCCAACGGAAGTTATCGGGTGCTGGATGGTGGCTATGAGAGTTATGAACGGACTTTTTCGTTCTATATTCCTAAGTTACTGGATGTTTCTACTATCGTGGAGAAATTTCAGCCTAAGGACAATGTGCTAGAGTTTAGCTACCAGTTGGGGTCTGTATTTTATGCGGATTTTATTGGTGCAACCTATAGCCCTCATGGGATGCATGCCTGGAAACTAGAAATCAAGTTGAACATGCAACCGTTCCGTTATCAGAAAAATGTTGCTCCTCTTATCTTTACCGCAAGTGGAAATATCAACAATCCAGGCTCTGTCTATAGCGAGCCTGTGATTGAGATTGAGGGAGACGGTGATATTTCTTTGACTATCGGAAGGACAACTATGCACTTGACCGTTAGACGAAAAGTGACCATTGATTGTAGACATAAGAAACAGAATATCTATAATGCAGATGGCGCGGTTCAAAATACTTTACGTAAACGTGGAGGCTTCTTTGAGTTGGCAGTTGGTAATAACAGTCTGGTCTTTACTGGTTCGGTTCGCAAGGTCACGGTTCGGCCGAATTGGAGGTATATCTTATGATTTATCTTACTGAAGGCAATACACCTTTAAATGAGGCCTACAATGATGAAATTGTCCATTTGGGGAACAATACCTATCAACTGACCTTTCGTTTTCCTACATCGGATACCAAGTGGGAATTACTGAAAGAGGAAACTTTTCTGACTGCAGATGACCTGCATGGTGAGCAGGATTTTTATATTTTTGAGGTTGAAAAGCAACAAGGATATATTCAAGTCTATGCCAATCAGGTTATCAGTTTGTTAAATAATTACATCGTTAGCTCTATCGAGGTTGACCGTGTCAGTGGGACAAGGGTGTTGAGTGCTTTTGCTGGTAGTATTACCAGAGCCAATCCTTTTTCTTTCTTCTCTGATATTGATGATAGGCATACGCTCAATATCAAGGATAAGAATGCCATGGAGGTCTTGGCCAAAGGCAAGCATTCTATCCTTGGTCAGTGGGGCGGAGATATGGTGCGAAACGGCTACAATTTACGCTTGTTGAAGAATGGCGGTTCTGAAAATGAATCGCTTTTTATGTACAAGAAAAACTTGTCCAGCTACCAGCATAAGACCTCAACGAAGTCTTTAAAAACTCGGATAACCTTTAAAACGACTGTTAAGGGCGAGGGAGAAAATGCGGTTGACCATGATTATATGGTGGTGATTGACAGCCCCTTACTTGGGAACTACAGCCAAATCTACGAAGATGTGGTGGAAGTCAATGACCAAGACGTGACAGATGAGGCTAGCTTGATTGAATACGGTAAGCAGTATTTTCGGACAAGTATGTGCGACATGCTAGAAGATAACCTTGAAATCTCGGTTGTCGGTCAGAGTGATGTTGCGGTGCAGATGTTTGATGTGGTCAGTTTCTACCATGAGTGGTACGGTCTTGATGTTCGTAAGAAAATCACCAAATATACCTATTCGCCAATGGCAAAACTCCTAAAATCAATAGGCTTTGGAACCTTCCAGTCCAGTCTTGCAAATGCGATCGGTGGGATTGTAAATGATGCCGTTTTGAATGAAAGCCGAAATCTGCATCAGATTTTTGAAGAACGTTTGAAAAAGGAAATCGCCAACGCTGACCGTGCCTTTGACGCTGAATTTTCCAAGCGTGAGAAAACCATCACGGATGCCATCGAACTTGCCAAGGCCAAGGCGGAAGAAGTCAAGCAAGAACTGTCTGACACTATCAATCAGCGCTTTAATAGCTTTGACAACGGGCCATTGAAAGAAGCTAAGCGCAGGGCTGAAGAAGCCTTGAGAAACGCTGGCGCAAGCAGCTTACTCGCTCAGGAAGCTAAGCGGATTGGGCTGGATTCTGTCGCTAGACTTGAAGCGTTTAAGTCGCAGACTACGAGCGCACAAACGGCTCTGTCAGGTGACTTGGACGCTCTGAAACGGACTATCGTGAATGATATTCGACCGAAGCAAGCACAGGTTGAAGCTGAGATTGCCAAGCAAGTTGAAGCACTTGTTCAGACCAAAAAAGAACTGGCTGGCGCAAGTACCCTGCTTGCACAGGAAGCTAAGCGGATTGAGCTGGATTCTGTTGCTAGACTTGAAGCGTTTAAGTCGCAGACTACGAGCGCACAAACGGCTCTGTCGGGTGACTTGGATGCCCTGAAACGGACTATCGCGAATGATATTCGACCGAAGCAAGCACAGGCTGAAACTGAGATTGCCAAGCAAGTTGAAGCACTTAGCCGGACTAAAAATGAACTGGCTGGCGTGAAGTCAGCGCAAGCGACGTATGAGGAGACGACGACTCGTAGACTGTCAGAACTGACCAACTTGGCCAATGGTAAAGCCAGCAAGTCAGAACTCACGCAAACAGCTGAGGAGCTGGCTAGTCGGATTGCGAGTGTGCAGGCAGGTAGTTCACGGAATTACTTCAGGAATTCACGTTCAAGAACGTTCACAACAGGAGGTCAAGCGGTATACGACTATCGAACATTCATAGTTCCTGATTTCTGGAAGAACAGTGACAGATTCAAGCGTGATTATGTTCGCATATCTTTTGATGTGACTTTCCCTGTCGCCCTAGTAAATGACATACCTGCTATGGTGCATTTTAGTGCTCATCCATGGTATGCCTACAGAAACTTAATTTTTA